ATCAACGATTGTTGTACTGCTTGTTCCTCTGGTGTCAATGTAGTGCTGATGACACCCTCAGGACTAATTGCTGTTGATCCTAGTCCTGTCGTAACAGTGTAAGGAGTAAAAGCAAGTTCAGATAACGCACCTGTTTCAATATCTGTTAATTGCGTTGGTAAATCCGTTCGGGCTTGCTTAAGGTAATCAAGGATTCCCTCACCTGCAAAATAAGGAAACAAGGCTGAAGCGGCCTGTCCTGCCCCTCCCAATAAACCTGTAAAGTCAATCGCCATCAGTATGTTCCTCCGTCAATTGTACCGATTGTAGCCGTACCAGTGACGGTTAGTGTCCCTCCAACACTAGCATTTCCTGTAGCTGTTAAATCAGCCAAGGTTACAGTACCTGTGAATGTAGGGTCGGCAATGTCTGATTTTGTTGCCATCTTAGTTGCAATGTTATTAAACTCTGTATCAATCTCCGATCCCTTCACAATCTTGGCAGGATTACCTGAAGCAAGCGTATCCTTAGCCGCAAAGTTGACGGTTTTAGTATAATTTGCCATTAGACAATCCTTCCTAGCAATGCGTGTATATCAATTTTCTGAATAGAGAATGGAGCATTATTAATTTGAGCTTCCAATCCAATCTGGACGACTGTACCTGATCCTGAGGTATTTACTTGTGGCTCTTGAATAATTACACTTGCATTGTATTCAGAACCATAATCTGCACTTTGTGTATATAGTGTTGTCAAAGTTCTAGTCTCACCTACATCATTATCCACATAGTAATACCCATCAGCATCTAAATACACAGGGTAAGGTGTATTATAAGCCGCAGATTCTGTTGTTTGAAAATCGACTGTGTAATGTACGTCAGGACTACCTTCAACAGTAACTGTAGATGCCCCTTGAGCACCTGCAACAACAGTATTCGTCAGTCCATACTCAGCAACATTATACTCTGACAACACTGCTGTTCTAAATTCAAAAGGTTGTGCAGAGTATGCTGAAGTATAATCATAGCCCCAGTTTAGTGTTGCATTAGTGCTTTGACCGCCGATAATTGTAATATTGAGCTTCTTAAGAAACTTAAGATTCGATTGAGCACCAAAGTCAAGATAACTTGAAAAGTATCTAAACTGATAACTATTCGTGTTGTCGTTATAGCCTTTGTATTTAGAGATGCCGTTGTTGTCTCCAAAGAGCACTGTACCATCTCGTTTAGTACAGAATGCCCTAGGGGTAATACCAGTCCACAGCGTTGCTCTGTGGCTCCCGTTTTGTAACTGTCCTCGCATATCAAAACAATAAATAGAGTTACTGGTGGGAAAACTGATTAGATAAAATGCTTCATCTTCTGAGTAAGCAGACTTAATTGGCAATGCTTGTATGTTTGCAAGTCCCATCAAATCTGTACGGACATTCTTAGAGATGTCTCGCATTGGCAAGCTTTTCTCTTGAATGACACGATTGAAACTACGGACACCAGAGTCAGCCAAAAAGATAATATCTTGTCCAGTGCTTTGGACACTATCACGAGCAATACACCCGATACCACTAATACTATCAGCTAACGACATCGTAGCAGGGTCTTGTGGCCCCTGATACACAAGAATCTGACGTTTACCAAAGATGATTAGGTAACCATTGTGTGTTGCTAACGCTTGAATCTCATCACTCTGGTCAGACCATACCTTATTGACATTAATGCTACCGGAGCTACCAGTGTCCCAAGAGAATCCAATTAACAAATCAGACCAATAGATTGTAGACTTATCAGGACTAACAGCCCATAAGCGACCATATCCTGCAATTACTTCATTACCTGTTGGAACTGTGCCTGAGTAACTAGCGTGGTTGCTTATAAGATCACAAGTGGTTCCATCGTAATAGATAGGGTCTTGAGAGTCTTGGAATAGAAATAAATTACCGTTAAAGGTAACACCCTTCCAATTGTCTGCAGTGATTGTAGCGGCAACAGGAGTAATGTCAGTGAGTGTTGTTTCACCTGTGAATATCTTATTGTTTCCTGTGGACACTGTGGTTACAGTTCCGTCTGTGTCAAGAAACTCAAAGATACCCTGAAGGGGTGCAGAGCCTAATGCTGTGTTGTCTGTGGTTTGTACTTCATAGCCCTTACGAGCACCTATGCGTCCAAACTGGTCAATGACAGCATTCTCTGCAATCAAACAAAACTCTGTACCGACATTAATTGGGCTGTCTTGGGTGTTAATCCCTGCAAAGCCCGGTGCGGCAATAGTGATGTTTCTAAGTTGCTGTGCCATTACACGGTAGTCCAGACAGTTTCTTCAGGATGCTTTTGTGCATCTAAGGCAATTGCATCAGACAATGCTTGCTGTGCAAATAACACTTGTTCTGCCGCTGATTGTCCACCAGTCTCACCACGCTCACGCAAGGCATAAGCATACGCCCACTGGATCACTGGATCATCAGGAATTTTTAATTCTGTATTACCATCGGTAAACCGTTCAGTACGTTTTACTGCTTCAAAACGAATTGTGTAAGCACTTCCGGGAATCGGATAGATGTCAACCTGAGTATCCCCATCGTCATCTACACCGTTAAAACTGTAGTATGCAGGTTCACCACTTGGAGCATTCTCATTCAAGAATGCATTAGACATCCAATTGGCTGTTTGATAAGTCAAGAAACGATTGTTAGTGTCGTCAATGACCCTAAAGACTTTAATCCGTTGTCCTGAGTTTACTAGTGTGTAACTAAAGATACCACTTTCCGTCTCTGCAGTAAATGTATCACGTAAAGCACTCCAGTCCCAAGCATCTTCACAGTAGCGTTTGGCATCATTGACCAACTCACCGATGAGTGCGGAGTAAGAAGTTTCGTCAACAACACTGACAGTAGACTCTCTCAGTCGTCTTAATACAGAATTTACAAGGTCTAAATACTTCATCTTATCTCTCAGTATACACTATTTTCTGTTGTTTGTCAAGCTCTTTTTTGGAATGACCCAAGCATTCCTAAGGGTTCTAATCCTGCTAAGAAATTAAACTTTGTTTGGTACTGTGACCCTGCTTGTTCTTCTTCAGCAGGTGCTTTACCACCTCCAGTAAGACTTAATAACCCTGCAAACTGCATAAGGTCTAAGGTTGGCTTAGAAATATCAGGCTCTTCAATATCCGGGCCTTCAAAGTCTGGTTTGTCAACTTTAGGTATTTCTACATCAACCTTTGGAAGATCTACTTTAGGTATTTCTACATCTACTTTAGGTATTTCTACATCTACTTTGGGTAACTCAACGTCTACCTTTGGAATATCAACGTCTACTTTAGGTAAGTCTAAAGCGGTTTCAGGAAACCCTATTGGAATTTTAGGAATGTTGACAGTCATTTCAGGAATGTCAGGCAGGGTAAAGGATGTTTCAATAATATCTAAATCACCTGCTAGTTCTCCAAGGGAAACCGGAATACCCGTAAATGCAGGTAACCCTATATTAGGTAGTGTTAAATCAAAATCAACTAAATCTTTTAAAGCATCAGGTAAAGGTAAATCAATATCTACTTCAGGTAAATCAAATCCGGGTATGTCAGCATCAGCAATCTTAGGGAGGTCTAGCTCACCTTCTTCAGTAAAGTATGTTGATGCGGCATTAAAAATAACATCGCCTACGGCTTCAGCTTGGTCAATAGAGGATATCCCTTGTAAACCTGCTTTAACAGCGGCAATCTTGTTTGTGGTGTCTTGAGTATATGGCCCTTCAACATCTGTAGGTAAACCAAACTGATATTTAGCAACAAAGTCACCTAAGTTGTCTGCAATTGCTGTCGATAACTCCCCACTTTCGGAGTAATCAATAATTGTATTTGCTAAGGCTTCTGCATCTTTTTCAGTCAGAACTGTACCTTCTGCTACATCACCAACTAATCCAGCCACCAAGTCTTGTTGAAATACATTAAAGACAGCATCAGAAAACTCTGCTCCATCGGCAACTTGAGCACCTACATTTGCAATCTTACCTACGGTTTCATTAGTAGCAAATTTAGCCGCTTCATCAAGTGCAGTGGGGTCAGCAGGAGTTCCTGCAATATCACCTTCGTCAAACTGTAAAGATTCATCAAGTTCTGTTGATGGCGCTTGGCTTGCTTGATAAGCGGCGGCAGTAGATGTAGCAAGATTAACAATTTGTGCGGCAGATAAATCATCCCCAGAATCCGCCGTTGCATACGCATCAAGAAAAGCCGCAGTTGCTCTGGTAAATGGATCTGGAGAAACTTGAGAAACAAGTTTAATCGTTGCTCTGACATATTTATTTTGCAAAGCGGCATCAACATCTTCAATACCTTCTCTTAAGGAATCTTCAATGTTTTCGCCAAAAGCAATAACAGATCCTAAGGTTCCTCCACTATCGTCTAATCCTGCAATGTCGTCAACAATACGCTCTTTAGCATTTCTAAATGATTTTAAAGGATTTGTAGCTACAGTTTCAACAGAGCCGACAATTCCACCGGAGTCATCAAGTCCTAAAATATTATCAGTAAACCATCCCATCTAAATCACCACTTCTTACAAGACCAATAACGAGCCGTTAGCTTACTAGGTGGACTTGTGTCACACTTGTGTCTAGCTCTAAAGCTCTTACGTCTTGCAGGTTGGTCTTTCTTGATGGTCATGTTAGGATCACCAAATCGAATTGTTTTAGTCTTATCACCTTCTTTGGCAACCACAACGAACTTCTTAGAGGCTCCCGGAGTGCGCTTAGGCTTGTTGTAAGCACTGACACCTGCACGGGCTAACTTAGGGTCTTTTGACTTAGGCACATTAGCCT